CACCAACTCCCCGGCGTTTCATCAATTCGTCGAATGGTTGAGAACCCCGATCCGCACAGATGGGACGAATATCATCCGGCGCGATGCGGACATGATTTTAGCGGTTGATTCAGCCAAGCAGACCTACATTCAAAACGCTTCGCAGAGCAACCTTTTGACAACGGCAGTAAACATTCTGTCGGCGTCCGTGGTTCAAGCTCAGTCGTGGCAGGCCATCATTCAAACCCCAACACCGAAATAATTATGGAAGCCCTTTTACCTTTGCTGCTGCCACTCGTCCCGCAGCTTGTCAGCGCAATTCCGATGGTGACCACTGGCGTCAAGTCATTGATCGCCTTCATCGCCTCAATCCGCTCTGCTGCCATGCAGGCGGGTGCGTGGACGCCGGCAATGGAGTCTGCGTTCATTGAAGCACTGATTGCTGACAGCCTTAACGAAGCATCACTTACCGATGCCGAGATTGCGGCCCGCAAGTGATTTTCGCTGCCGCCATCTTGGTGGTGGCCATCTTTCCGGCCTACGAATTTTTCATGCTCTGCCGGCTCGTGCGCGCAACCAGTCGAGATTACAATTGGGTGATAGCGGCAAGGTTATGCGCGAACCTGCTTGACCATAAACCGACTTGCGGCTAAAACCTTTCTGTGGCCTACAAAACCGATGAAGAAGTAGAAAAGGTGACTCACCTTGCCCTTGAAGAATCAGGCGGCAAGCAATCCATTGCCGCTGCCAAATTAGGCATCCCGCTTGATACTCTCATTCTTCGAGTCAAAAGAAATAAGGCGCTCAACGCAAGGTGGGGTTCCGGTAAAAAAGTCCCTGTCCCGCCGACCGAGGCCGTCACCATAAATCGTCCAGTCATTCCGCCAGCCGATGTTGCCACAGCCGAAGCATTGGGACGTGAGAACGCCGCCGTGCGCGATTTGGAAGGCATGGGTCTTACGGACGCCGGCCTGAAGCTGGCCCTCGTCTGCCAGAACTTTCATCGCCGATTCTTTCGCAACGCTCTGGAGGGCATGAGCGGTGGGGTGTATCGCCAGTTCATGCGGGTCATGGAGGAGATTGATAAAATTGACCAGCGCCTTGATACCACTGACATGCCGCTACCGCTGCCCGAGGAAATAATGCTGCGCGAGGACCGGTCCCGGCTGCTGGTGATCATGGGTCAATTCAAGGACAAGGTGGATAAGTCTGTTCTCATCCAGGCCCAGGTTGACCGGATGCGAAAGGACAAGGATAAGGTGGCGAACTACAAGCCCAAGGGCGTGCTTGATTTGGAAAGCGCGGCCACATGAACGAGGAAACAATTGACGCAATGGCCGAGGCTTTGATGGAGCCGCCGCCCGACCGCGCGCCGCGCGAGCCAAAGCGTAAATCATGGCGTCCTAAGCTGGGTCCCATCGGTTACAAAATACTGCAATCTCGAACCGTCCTTGGCCGGCCTGATGACGTGCTGGTGAAGCTGCTCTACGGGGAGCGCGGCGGAATCAAAACGACTTGCGCTCTCCACGATCTTGTAACCCACTGCTACAGCGACATCGGAGTTCCAACGGCAGGCTTCCCAAACGTCCCACCACTGGCCATCATCTGCACCATCTTCAAGGATGCGGCCACTCAGGGCGGTGCGTGGGAAAAACTGCACAACCTGATCCTGCCTGAGTGGTTTGATGGCATCGGCCTTGAGTTCACCGAACCGAAGCAGGACGACCAGAAGAATCGGTATTGCTTCATCGGTAACAAATATCCGCAGCTCGGCAAGAACGGCGGTTGGTCGCGGGTCATCCTGAAGTCCATCCCATACGGCGAAAACATCAAAGGCCGAATTAAGGGTATCGAGCCATCATTCTTCTTTTTCGACGAAATTACGGACACGAGCGGACCGAATTACTTCTTCGTGCCGTTCCAGCAAATGCGCCGACCGACGCGCGGGCCAAAAATCTTCATCGCCTGCTGTAACCCTTCCGATGCCGGCGAGGAGCATTGGGTTTGGAAGAACATGGTTCAGGTGCCGTGCAAGACCGCCGGCAACGACGGTCCCGAGATACCCACCGAGAAAGTGCATGTGCGCGCGGACGACGGCACCAAATACGGCGGCGGCCGGCTCAAGGGCCTGGACGAGCAGTTTCAGGTTTATCATTACCCGGTCGAGGAGAATGTCCATTGGACGATGAGCCAGATCAAGGCTTACCAGAACACGATTCTGGCTGAGGCGCGGTTCGACAAGAGCGCCGTGGACCGGCTCATCTACGGCCTGTGGACTCCCCGGCCAACTGGCGAGGGCTTGTTCAAGGAGTATTTCCGGCCATCCATCCACGTCAAAGGGGACACTGTGCGCGGCATTGGGCTACTGCCGAAGCCGGGTTACCCGATCATAATTGGTTACGATTTAGGCCAAGTGTGGTCATCCATCACTTTCGAGCAGCGTATCCCCACAGCGAAGTCATCGTTCTGGCTCGTGTTCGACGAGTTGGATGTCGAGAAGAAGCGCATCCTTTACAAGAACCTGGCGCGCGAAACCTTGGATCACATGAAGTGGTGGCAGAAAAAGGTTGGCTACCAGTTCCAATTCATCCACATCACCGACGAGAGCGCCATCAACATGTGGCGTCCCGGCGGAGGAGT